TGCCCAACTGGCTTACTACTTGGATGACACCCGCAAACCTGTAGCTTGCAAGGTACGCTTCCCTGACAAGAGCTTCGCAATCTTGGGCGATATGTCCAAGGCTACGCTCTACGGTCAGTGGCTGTGGCCTGCTGGTGGCAAGATGATAGTCGTGACGGAGGGGGAGATCGATGCTCTCACTGTGTCACAGCTTCAGCAGAACAAGTGGCCTGTAGTCAGTGTTCCCAACGGAGCACAGAGTGCAGTCAAGGCCATCAAGAAAAACCTCGACTACCTCAACTCGTTCGAGAACGTGATCTTCATGTTCGACATGGACGAGCCGGGGCAAGCAGCAGCCAAACAATGTGCTGAACTGTTTGAACCGGGGAAGGCCAAGATCGCCACCCTCCCATTCAAGGACGCTAACGAGTGTCTCCAGAATGGCAAAGGCGACGAGGTTGTCAGAGCTATGTGGAACGCTTCTGTCTATCGCCCTGATGGCATCATCAACGGCGAGGACTTGTGGGAGCAGATCACCGCAGTAGATAACAGCAAAACCATTCCGTACCCGTGGACCTTCTTGAACGAGAAGACACACGGCATTCGCACTGGTGAGCTTGTCACTCTGACTGCTGGCTCAGGTATCGGTAAGTCTGCTGTTGTTCGCGAGATCGCCCATCATCTCATCCAACAAGGTGAGCGTGTGGGTATGCTCATGCTCGAAGAGTCGGTCAAGACGACTGCTCTTGGTCTCATGGGTTTGCATCTCAACAAGCGGCTGCACATCTCGACAGAGGGTGTTAGCAAAGATGAACTTAGAGAAGCATTCGACGCGACACTCGGTACGGGACAGGTCTACCTGTTTGACCACTTTGGTTCGACACAGGTTGATCACTTGTTATCTCGTGTTCGCATTCTGGCTCGCAGTTTCGACTGCAAGTATATCTTCCTCGATCACCTCAGCATTGTTGTCAGTTCGATGGAAGAAGGCGGCGATGAGCGCAAGCTTATCGACCGAACGATGACCCTCTTACGGACGCTAGTCCAAGAGACGGGTATTGCGCTCATTGTCGTGTCTCACCTGAAGAGACCTGACGGCAAGGGGCATGAAGAAGGCGCACAAACGTCGCTAAGCCAGCTACGTGGATCACACGCCATCGCTCAGTTGAGTGACATGGTGATTGGTCTTGAACGAAACCAGCAGGGTGAACAACCCAATGAGACCATCTTCAGGGTTCTGAAGAACAGGTTCTCTGGCGAGACTGGTGAAGCTGGCTCCTTGTTTTACGACAAGGACACAGGGCGACTGACCGAAGTTCCCACATACGATGGAGTGTTCTGATGTCTGAGGACTTGATGTTCCACATGGCTGACGTTGCCTGTGTTCGTGCGTGGGAAGACGAAGGTTGGGGGCCTTATCACAAGAAGCTCCTGACTATGTGTATGAAGACTGAACAAAACGGTTGGAAAAGGAAAACTGGAATGCGTCAGGTTGACAAGATTCTGAACCACATGCGGAAGAATGGCTCGATCACTCAGCGCGAAGCTTACATCGACTATGGTGTGCAGAGCTTCCATCGCCGTCTGACTGAACTCAAGGACGAAGGTCACAAGCTCAGCAAGGTCATGAAGGTTCACCCGACTACTGGTCAGGCGTACTCCCGCTACTACCTTGAAGAAAAGAAGGGTGCACGTGCCACGGCCTAAGAAACAATGGACCCCACCCTCGCAGGACTCATCGTCAGCATCGTCTTCGTCGCAGGACTCTGGTTTGCCCTCACAGGCTCCAAGCCCCACCTGTAACAACTGTGTGTACAACTCACGACAGGTATCCGAAATCTTCCGTCAGTGCGGTTTGAAATTACCGTCTTACTTACAGGAGCACCGGAGCCTGCCTGTCGTACACATGAACGATGTCTGTAGCTTCCACAAACCAATGAGGTAAGAGTTGCGGCTCGTATTCGATCTTGAAGCAAATGGCTTGTACTACGATGCGAGCCGTATCCACTGCCTCGTTGCAAAGGACATAGACACTGGAGACCTCCATAAGTTTGGACCTGATAAGGTCGAGCATGGTCTCAAACTCTTGATGCAAGCGGAGCTGCTCATTGGTCACAACGTGATCGCATATGATCTCCCGCTTATATCCAAACTATACACGTGGTTCGCCATTCCTCGCGAGCGTGTTGTCGATACGCTGGTCCTGTCCCGTCTGATCTTCACCGATCTCAGTGACAGAGATTATCAGTCGAGGGCGCAGATGGAAGGGAAGCTTATTGGCTCCCACTCTCTTCGCGCTTGGGGCTTGCGGCTCGACATACTCAAAGGTGACTACCAAGGAGGCTTTGAGAACTTCTCGGAGGAGATGCTGGCGTACAACGTGCAGGACGTGGTTGTCACCGAAAGGCTGTATGAGACTCTCTCAAAGCATGAAGCTCTCTCTGAACGCGCTAGTGTACTAGAGCACGAAGTGGCTCACATTGTAGCGCAGCAGGAGCGGCAGGGATTCACGTTCAACGTGAAGGCTGCTGAGGAGCTTACGGCACGTTTGCAAATCAGACGTGGTGAGCTTGAGCAGAAACTACAGGACACGTTCCAACCTTGGGAAGAGGTCGTTGGCGAGTTCATCCCAAAGGTCAACAACAAGGCACGGGGTTATGTGAAGGGAGAGCCGATCTTGAAAACCAAGACGGTCGTCTTCAACCCCGGTAGCCGACACCACATCGCCAACAGACTGAAGGCGTTCCACAACTGGGTCCCTAAGGAGTTCACTCCTGACGGTCGCGCTAAAGTGGACGAGTCAGTCCTAGAGAAGCTTCCCTACCCTGAGGCCAAACTCCTGACGGAGTACCTCATGGTGCAGAAGCGTCTCGGTATGCTGGCAGAAGGCAACAACGCTTGGCTCAAGATGGTCAAGGAGAATGGCCGTATCCACGGAGAGGTCATCACTAACGGTGCGGTCACTGGCCGTGCCACCCATCGCAATCCAAACGTGGCGCAAGTGCCAGCAGTAGGAGCACTCTATGGAAAAGAATGTCGTAGCCTCTTTGGCACTCCCCGTGATCGCGTCCTCGTGGGCGTTGATGTCTCAGGCTTGGAGCTTAGGATGCTGGCACACTTTATGTCGAGCTACGATGGGGGAAAGTATGGCAAAGAGGTTGTGGACGGAGATGTTCACACCGCTAACCAGAAAGCAGCGGGACTAGAAACCCGCAACCAAGCGAAGACCTTTATCTACGCCTTCCTCTACGGTGCGGGTAACGAAAAGATTGGCTCCATTGTTGGAAAGAAGGCATCACATGGAAAGGTCCTCAGAGAACGGTTCCTCGAAAGAACTCCTGCCATCGCTAGGCTCGTCCACGACGTACAGCGAGCTGCTAAACGTGGATACCTCCTCGGCTTGGACGGTCGTCGTTTGCATATTCGTAGCGAACACGCTGCTCTCAATACTCTGCTACAGTCTGCTGGTGCATTGGTTTGCAAACAGTGGATGGTCGAAGTTGACCGGATGCTTACTGTAAAGCAATGGTCACACCGTGTGCAGCAAGTGGCTTGGGTGCACGACGAATGTCAATTCGAGTGTGACCCTGAGATCGCTGAAGAGTTTGGCAAAGAATGCGTTGAGTGCATCGCTAAGGCTGGCGAAGCTTTCAACATCTCACTTCCGCTTACCGGAGAATACAAAATTGGCAAAAACTGGGCAGAAACCCATTAGTCGGGTAATCGAACATATTGAATGGATCGACGCTGTTGCCAGCGTTGGTTGGGACCGGGGGTGTGGCGGTACTCGCCCTGCTCACATTATTTCCGTAGGTAAGCTTGTCTACGAAGACAAAGACAGCATCGTCCTTGCTGGCACGTTCAGCTATGCCGACGATGAAACCAACGGTCGCATGGCTATCCCTAAGGGATGGATCAAGAACCGCAAGACCATCAAGCTGTGAGCGATGATAGTCCTTGCATAAACGTGTGTCGGCTTGATGAGCACGGTGTGTGCGTTGGATGTAAACGGACAATCGATGAAATCACTCAAGCTGGCATATCACGTCCTAAACGTAGTGACGTGCATAGCGATAATTCTTAACGTGTGGAGACACTGGTGATCACACTAGATGAATTAGACCGAGACCCTTGGACAAGCTACCCAGTTGACAAGGCTGAACTTCGTAAGCTGATCGCATATCGTGATCTCGTGGAGAGATATGACGACATAGATCCGTGGCACGTCAAAGTTGAAGGGTACAAGGAGAACCCTGACGGCTCTGCTGACATCGAGTTCACAATGGGTCGTGAGGTTGCTCGTGCGTTTCTCAAGGAGGGCTTCTTGGCCGTCCTGACAAGGTACGCTGACGAGGTGGCAAACAATGAAGGTTGATCTTCTCGATTACATGGGGTCTGACCTGTCGGTCGTTAATGCTGCACGGGTCAGCTTCGATAAGCAGAGTGATTGGGTGTACGAAGGTTGGCAGGACGGAAGAGCGAAAGGTCTACACGGCAACGACAAACGGCTCATCAACTACCTCGCCAAGCACAACCACTGGACACCCTTTGGTCACTGCTTTGCAAGCTTTCGTATCAAGGCTCCCATATTCGTCGCACGTCAGCTTGGTAAACACCAAGTCGGCTTAGTGTGGAACGAGGTAAGTCGGCGGTATGTCGATAGTGAACCTGAGTTCTACGTTCCTGAGTCATGGCGCAAACGCGCTGAGAACGTGAAGCAGGGCAGTAGCAGTGAAGAGTTTACCAACCACATAACGTGGAACGCTGTTCATGTTGATACTTTTTGGGACGAACCCAACAACCCAGATGGTATGGGATATGGACAGACCCATATCTTTGACGCTTGTCTGGATGCGTACAACGCGCTCCTAGAAGCAGGAGTTTGCCCCGAACAAGCTCGCATGGTTCTCCCGCAATCCATGTACACCGAATGGGTTTGGTCTGGTTCGCTCGCAGCGTTTGCTCGCGTGTGTAAGCTCCGTCTTGATCCGCATACACAATACGAAACACGACAGATCGCTGCCTTCATCGACAACGATTTGAAATCCCTATTCCCCGTATCTTGGAAGGCTCTAATGAATGAAGCTGCTGATTGATGCAGACATCCTGCTCTACAGAGCCGCAAGCTCGGTGGAGAATGAAGTAGAGTTTGAAGAAGACATCTGGGTTCTGTGGACTGATGAGAACGAGGCTATAGAGGCGTTCACCAACAGCGTTGCTGCTTTGCTTGAACAAGCCGATACATATGGCTACCTCCTCTGTTTCTCTGACAGCAAGAACTTCAGAAAAGACCTCCTCCCCTCTTACAAGGGCAACCGCACTTCTCGCAAACCGATGGGTTTCAAATCCATCCGTGAGCGGGTGTTGGAGGAGTACAAACACAAGGTCATCATCAAGCCCACGCTTGAGGCTGACGACTGTATCGGCATTCTGGCTACCCAGTCTCCTGACGAGTACGCCATCTGGTCTGCTGATAAAGACCTGAAGCAAATCCCCGGCAAGCACCTCACTGAAGAAGGTTTCGTAGCCGTCTCCCAACAGGAGGCTGACCGCTTCTTCTACCAACAGGTGCTCACTGGTGACACGGCTGACAACTACAAAGGCTGTCCCGGCATTGGTCCTGTGAAGGCTGATAAGATACTGAGCACGATGGCTGCAATCGAAGCCCCGTGGACTCATGTGGTCGATTCTTACCTTAACGCAGGACTTACGGAAGCGGATGCTCTGGTGCAGGCACGTGTTGCCCGCATCCTCCGTGCGACCGACTGGGACTCAGAAAAACAAGAGGTGAAACTTTGGACGCCTACTACTGCGTGAAGAAACCCGGAATCTGCGATGGCGGATGCGACATCTGTCCTCAGCCACAACAATACGAGTTTGCCTTTATGGCTGAACCTGTAGCTGCTGTCGGTGACAAGGTTCACAAGCCTTCTCACTACACTAAATGGCAGATCGAGCCGATCACCTACATCATGCGAAACGGCATGGAGTTCTGGAGAGGTAACATCATCAAGTATGCGTCACGCGCTGGCGCTAAGGCTTACGATGGTATGGACCTCGTTGAAAGCGAGATCACCGATCTTGAGAAGGTTCGTCGCTACGCAGAGATGCGTATCAACCAGCTTCGTGGGGAGATTGAGCTTTGATCTCTCTTGAGAAGAACGGTGTGACCAACATCGTCACCATCCTCGATGACTCCGGTCAGGACGAGGAGCTGGTGTTTACATGGGATGAAGGGGGCGACCTCTTCTACATGTTGCAGAAGAACCATGAAGGGGATGATCCTGTGATTGCTATGACCAAACTTCAGGCAGCAGTCCTAAAGGATGTCCTCAATAACGTAATAGTGGAGCTGTGATGTTCTCGTTTGACGACTACCAAAAGTTCGCTCGCTCCACTGCCATCTACCCTCCTGACGCTGGTATCATCTATCCAGCGTTGGGCCTTGCCAGCGAGTCTGGTGAGGTAGCAGGCAAAGTGAAAAAATACATTCGCGATGGGGGCGAGTTCCCCGTCGATGACCTGAAGAAAGAATTAGGTGACGTGCTCTGGTACGTCGCTGTGCTCGCTGCGGAGTTCAAGATCAACTTGTCCGACGTGGCTAGAGCAAACGTAGACAAACTTATGGATAGGGCCTCGCGCAATGCGCTTGGAGGCTCAGGCGATAACCGATAACAACAACTGAGGCAGTATGACTTTTCGCTCCAACCAGAACCCGATGTTCCGTTCCTCTTTCTCGGAGACGATTTTCAAACAGAAGTATGCACACGAAGGCTGCGAGACTTGGAACGACCTCTGTCGTGTTCTGGTCGAGGATGTCTGCGGCGAGCATATGACCAAGTCGGATAAGGCCCAACTAACGAACTACATGCAGGACATGAAGTTCATTCCCGGTGGGCGTTACATCTACTACGCTGGTCGTCCTGCCAAGTTCTTCAACAACTGCTACCTCCTGCGAGCCGAAGAGGACACGCGAGAGGATTGGGCTAATCTTTCATGGAAGGCTGAATCATGCCTTATGACTGGTGGCGGGATTGGGGTCGATTACTCTGTCTATCGGCCAGAGGGAGCACCTCTGGGCCAGACTGGCGGTACAGCGAGCGGCCCGATCCCCAAGATGAACATGATCAACGAGATTGGACGCCGTGTGATGCAGGGCGGTTCACGACGCTCTGCGATCTATGCAAGTCTGAACTGGAAGCACGGCGACATCCGCTCATTCATTGCTTCCAAGGACTGGCATAACATGCCTGTCGGTTCCACTGGCCTTAGCTACTGGGACCTCAAGCAGCAGGACTTCAATTTCCCTGCTTCGCTCGACATGACCAACATCTCGGTCAACTACGACACCGAATGGCTCCTTAATTACTGGAAGACTGGTGAGGTGGGTGACGTGTTTCTCGCCAACGTGCGACAGGCGCTGTCCACCGCTGAACCCGGTTTCTCCTTCAACTTCTTCGACAAGGAAAATGAAACGCTCCGCAATGCTTGCACAGAAGTCACATCTGAAGACGATAGCGATGTTTGTAATCTTGGCTCTGTCAATATGGGCCGTCTCGATAGCATCGAAGAGCTGGGCCACGTCATTGAGCTTGGAACACGTTTCCTGCTCTGCGGAACACTGAAGGCACAGCTTCCCTATGCTAAGGTCTATGAGACCCGTGAGAAGAACCGACGCCTCGGCCTTGGTCTCATGGGTATGCACGAATGGCTCATCAAGCGTGGGTCTCAATACGAAGTGACGCCTGAGCTTCATCGTTGGCTCTCCGTCTACAGAGGAGTAAGCGATGAAGTTGCTCGTTCCTTTGCTGACACTCTCGGTATTAGCCGCCCTGTGGCTGTACGTGCTATTGCTCCTACCGGGACTATTGGCATTCTCGCTGGTACTACAACTGGCGTTGAGCCTCTGTTTGCTGTGGCTTACAAGAGGCGATACCTGAAAGGCACTAAGTGGCACTACCAATACGTTGTGGACTCTGCTGCACAGGAGTTGATTGATCTCTATGGCGTTGACCCTAATAGCATCGAAAGTGCGCTCGATCTGGCAGAAGATTATGAGCGTCGTATCAAGTTCCAAGCAGATGTGCAGGACTATGTGGACCAGTCTATCTCGTCTACCATCAACCTTCCAGCTTGGGGTTCTAAACTTAACAACGAAGATACCGTTGCGGGATTTGCCAGCACTCTGGCTCGCTACGCTCATCGCTTGCGTGGGTTCACTTGTTATCCCGATGGCGCACGTGGTGGTCAGCCTCTCACGGCTATTCCTTACGCTGATGCAAAAGATGCGTTAGGGACGGAGTTCGAAGAGAGCGTCCAGACTCACGACATCTGTGACATCACGGGCAAGGGCGGTTCCTGCGGAATCTGATGGAAGATATTAAAACACCGTTTATCGAGGATGGGCTGCTGGAGTATCTCCAGCGGCTCTACCCCGATCAAGCTCCAGAACCCAATCAGACTGAGCGGGAGATTTGGATGAACCGTGGCGCAGCGGGTGTCGTTAGACATCTCGTACGGCTCCATAAAGACCAACGTGAGAATATACTCGGAGGAGATGATGTGCACAGGTAGCTTCAATCCTCAGGGCAGTGATTATGACTATTCATCCGCAAGAGCGGCTGGGATGGGTCCCGATGGTACTGGCGAGAACGCTGGTCACTGGGGTTCTGTAGCTACTGCTCCTGAGTATGTGCGTCAAAAATACGGACTTCCCGAAGACTCATACTTGATGCTCAAGGGCCGTAATCACCCGACGTGGGACAAAGGCGTAGCTGGTGAAATAGATCGAGGTTACAAAATACTCGAAATTGATAATCGCTATTACTCCGTTCCTCGTTCTCTTAACATTCCCATAGATTAAAGGAGACAATTAGGATGTGCTCTAGCAGCCCTTCTCCGCCACCTCCGCCGCCGCCTCCGCCTCCTCCGCCTCCGGTGTTGGATCAGAGCGCCCCGGCTACGTCTGCTCCCAAGCAGGCTGAGTCGCTTGAGCGTCGTGCAGTTGGCACTAAGAAATATCGAACCTCTGGCCTTGGCATTTCCGACAACACCGCTTCTGGTGCTGGCGGTTCCGGTCTCGGCATCACTATGTAAGGCACTAAATGGACCAGCCGCATCTGACGTGTGAAGCACGTTATGAGCGTCTAGCGTCTGATCGCCTAGTATTCTTGGATCGTGCTCGCCGTTGTAGCGAGCTTACGATTCCGACACTTGTGCCGCCAGCGGCGCACAGTAAGTCCACGATATATTATACGCCGTGGCAAGGCATTGGCGCTAGGGGTGTTAATAACCTAGCTTCTAAACTATTGCTCTCTCTGCTGCCGCCTAACAGTCCGTTCTTTCGCTTGACGATTGACGATTTCACTCGTGACGAGCTTGCAGGCCGTCAGGGTGCTAAGGCACTGGTGGACGAGGGTCTCTCAAAAATTGAGCGAGCTGTACAGAGCGAGATCGAAGGTTCAAACCTCCGCTCCTCCGTGTTCCTCGCACTAAAACATTTGATCGTGGCTGGCAACGTGCTGGTCGCTCTGCCGAAAGACGGCATACGCACATGGAAGCTCGACAGTTTTGTCGTGAAGCGCGATGTGATGGGCAATGTCCTCGACGTTATTGCTAAAGACGAGGTTAGCCCCTACTCCCTCTCCAAAACCGAATACGAACTTTTAGACGAACAGTCCGACGCTGAACAGTCCGAAGAGGCTGAGCTGGAACGGACGGTCAAGGTGTACACACGTTGGTATCGTTGCGACGATGAGAACGAACGTGTGCACTGGAAGACCTGTCAGGAAATCAATGGCAAGATCGTCCCCGGCTCTGAAGGCCGTTTTCCAATCGATAAGCCTGACTTCATGGCTCTCCGTTGGAACTCGGTTGATGGCGAGGACTACGGTCGTGGCTACGTCGAGGAATACCTTGGCGACCTGATCTCCCTCGAAGGCTTGTCGAAGGCAATCGTTGAAGCGTCTGCTGTGGCGGCGAAAGTCGTCTACCTTCTCAACCCGAATGGCGTGACCCGCCTGAAGGACGTGACGAAGGCTGAGAGCGGCGATGTCATCACTGGTAAAGCAGATGATGTCACCTCGCTACAGACCAACAAGCAGGCTGACATGCGTATCGCATATGAAGCCGCTAAGACGATCTCTGAGCGCCTTTCGTTTGCGTTCCTGATGAACTCATCTGTTCAGCGTAATGCTGAGCGTGTGACGGCTGAAGAAGTCCGCTTTATGGCTTCTGAGCTTGAAGATGCCCTCGGTGGCGTCTACTCGATCCTCAGCCAAGAGTTCCAGCTTCCACTTGTGAACCGTCTCATGGATCGCATGACGAAGCAGAAGAAGCTCCCTGCACTCCCTAAGGGTGTTGTGAAGCCTGCCATCGTCACGGGTCTCGAAGCTCTCGGTCGTGGACACGATCTCAACAAGTACCTCACCATGCTGAAGGCTCTCCAGCCACTCGGCCCTGAGGTGCTCGCACAGTATATGAACCCCGGCGACTACATTTCCCGTGTTGCCACCTCGCTCGGCATTGACCCTGCTGGTCTCGTCAAGTCTCAGGCTGAGATTGATCAGATGACACAGATGGCCCAGCAGCAGCAGATGGTGCAGATGGGTGGTGAACTCGCTGGCAAACTTGGTCCTTCAGTTGTGAAGGGCATTTCGGATCAGGCTATGCAGGCCAACGATATGGCTGCTGCCGCCCCTGCTCCCCCTCAAGGATAATTTGATTTATGGGTGATACTACCGCTGTGTCTATTGACACGTCTAAGGATGTTGCACAACCGACGTTGGAAGAAGAGGCCGCTAAGTACGATAACCTCGACGCTTCTACTGACGACCGTCCAGAGTGGCTCCCCGAAAAGTTCAAGTCGCCTGAAGACCTCGCGAAGGCATATGGCGAACTAGAGAAAAAGTTCAGTTCACGCGCAAAGGAGGCTCCTGTTGAAGAGACGGATTCCACGACGGACGATGTTTCCGACAAAGGAGCCGACGATTCCAAAGAGACCGAAACGGTTGAGGAAAAAGCTCGACAGGTTACTAAGGCAGCGGGACTGGACTTTGACGAACTTAGTAATAGCTATTGGGAAAACGGAAACCTAAGCGACCAGCAGTATGAAAAGCTGGAGCAGGCTGGCATCCCAAAATCGATGGTTGATCAGTTCATCGCTGGTCAGGAAGCGATTATCAATACCACCCGCACACAAGTGTTCGACACTGTTGGCGGTGAGGAAACCTACAACGCAATGACCTCATGGGCGGCAGACAATCTGTCCGAAGGTGAAGTCAATGCGTACAACACTGCCGTAAACAGTGGCAACCCTGCTGCTGCAATGATGGCCGTTAAGGGCCTGAAGGCTCGCTTTGACGCTGAGGTTGGCTTTGAGCCTACCCGTCAGGTCAAGGGGTCTACGGCAAGAGCTGGCGCTTCAACATATCGTTCAGTTGCTGAACTCGAAGCTGACATGGCTAACCCCAAGTATTGGAACGACTCTGCTTTCCGCAAGGATGTTGAGCGCAAGCTCTCACGTTCCGACATTTTCTAAAAAGATTTGGAGTACCTATGGCTCGCGACTACGCAAAAGAGTACCGGGATTACCAAGGTACTCCAGAGCAGATCAAGAGACGTGCAGGGCGCAACAAAGCTCGCCGTCTTATGATCCAGAAGGGCAAGGTGAAGAAAGGCGATGGCAACGATGTTGACCACCGCAACAATAACACCCTTGATAACCGCCCTTCAAATCTGCGGATCATGCCTAAGAGCAAGAACCGCTCAATTAAGTGACTAACGCATACCTTCTGGCCCAGCACGAGCGACTACGGTTGCAACTGTCTCGGACAACCTGATTGGTGAGTGAGGTCATTCTAACCCTCATCATTCCATTACTGCAATTATTGCGGTACAGAAGGACATTTTTATTATGGCTAATGCAACTCCCTCCCGTATCGGTCAGCAGCTCGGCGCTGGCGATACTCGTCACCTGTTCTTGAAGGTTTTCTCTGGCGAAGTTCTCACGACCTTCAACGCCAAGACGATCATGAAGGACAAGACGCGCACTCGTAACATCTCGTCTGGCAAGTCGGCTCAGTTCCCGGCTATCGGCAAGACGAGCGCGTCGTACCACACTCCCGGCTCTGAAATCGTCGGCAAGGTGATCCAGCAGGACGAGAAAATCATCACCATTGATGATCTGCTCATCTCGGATTCCTTCATTACTCGCATTGACGAAGCAATGTCCCACTTCGACGTTCGCTCGGAGTACTCGGTGCAGATGGGTCAGGCTCTTGCCCAGACCTACGACCGCAACCTCCTCTCGCTTGCCGTTAAGGCTGCTCGCGATCCGTCTGGCCTCGGCAACGGTGCTATCGGTCAGGGCGATGCTGAGTCGGTTGGTATCGGCGTGTCGTACACGGTGCAGAACCTTGTTGACGCTGCTTACACTGCCGCTCAGAAGTTCGATGAGAAGAACATTCCTGAAACGGATCGTTACCTCATTGTTTCCCCGGCTGTGTACTACAAGCTGGTCAACAGCGACAAGCTGCTGAACCTGTTCTACAACCCCGGCAACAACGGCTCGTACAGCGATGGTAAGGTGCAGACGGTTGCTGGCTTCACGATTGTGAAGTCGAACAACCTCGCTATCGACCACACCGCTGCTACTGGCACGTATCCTGACTACTCCTCGAAGTACGCTGTGGATGCGTCGGCCACTGTTGGCCTGTTCATGCACCCGCAGGCGATGGGTACGGTCAAGCTCCTCGATCTCTCGTCTGAGATGGAGTACGACATCCGTCGTCAGGGTACGCTCATGGTGTCGAAGATGGCTGTCGGCCACGGCATCCTGCGTCCTGAGTGCCTGTACGAAATCAAGGCGACTGCCTAGTTTCACTCCCGCTAGGTTTACCTAGTGGACGGGGGAGGCTCCTTAACCGGGGTCTCCCCTTTTATCTTTTGGAGGTATTGATGTCATTTCCTATTACCCCGTTGACCAAGCTAGATGCTGTCAACATCTGCCTGTCAACGATGGGCGAGCCTACCGTCAACACCCTAGACGGGGCTGCGGTCGATGCTCAGATGGCGTCCGACCTCGTTGACGAGACTTCGCGATCTGTGCAGGGCATGGGCTGGCACTGGAATCGCGAAAAGCATACTCTCAGCCCCAGCGTTAATTCCCAGATCATTCTCCCGGCCAACACTCTCCGTGTGGACACTATTGATGATAGTCGGTCCACAGATGTTGTGCAGCGTGGCGGCAAGCTGTTTGATGTTGAGAACTCGACCTACACGTTCACTAAGGAACTCAAGGTAGAGATTTACGTCCAGCTTTCCTTTGAAGAACTCCCATTCGCTGCCAAGCAGTTTATCACGATGAGGGCTGCTCGCCTTCTCCAACAGCGTCTGCTTGGCTCCGACACTCTCTACAAGTTTTCTGCTCAAGATGAGCAACGTGCGTGGACCGTCCTCATGCAAGAGGAAACCGAGACCGCCGATGGAAACATGCTCTACGACTCGTGGAGCACCAATAAGATCGTTTCTCGTGGCTACTTCTCGCGTGGAGGTTTCGGCTAATGCCTCTAGTCTCCAGCACCATCCCTAACCTCGTTGGTGGTATCTCGCAGCAGCCTCCTGCTCTGCGACTGTCCAACACGTGTCAGGCGACGATTAACTCTTGGCCCTCAATTGTGAGCGGCTTGCAGAAGCGTCCTCCCACACGTCACATCGCAAACGTAGGCTCGGCACTCACGAACGGTGCTTGCGGCTATTTGATTGAGCGTAACGAAAGCTATCGTTATCTGGTTGTCATGGAGAACGGTGATCTCAAGGTTCTCAACCTTGCGGACGGTACGTTCCAGACGGTGAACTTCCCTAATGGTAAGGGCTACCTCTCTGCAACCTCCCCAGTTGACGCCTTTCGCTTTGTCACGTTTGGCGACTTCACATTCATCGCTAACAGAAACGTCTCTGTTACGTCTTCAGCAGTCACTGAGGCTACCCTTGCTGCCACGCAGACAAGGCGAAACCCGACCGCTGAAGCAACCATCTACGTCACTGCCTCGGCAGCAAACACCTACTACTCCGTCTACGTAAACGGCGTCATCAAGGCTGACTTTCTAACCGGGAATGGTACGTCAGGTACTACTGCTGTTGAATCTACCACAGTCATTGCACAGGAGCTTCAGAGCGATCTGGTTGGCAACGGCTACACGGTTGTTCGCACTGGTTCCACACTGACAATCACAAACTTCCCCGCTAATGGAACCCTGTCCACACAAGGCGGCACTGGCGACAAATCGCTGCGTGGTTTTATCGAAGATGTTCAATCATTCTCTGATCTTCCGCCTACGTCGCCTGAGGGTCGCATCGTGCGTGTCGCTGGTGATCTAGAAGCCCTTGGTGATGACTACTACGTCATCTACGAGAAGGGCATCTGGCGAGAGACGGTTGGTTGGGATCAAGGCGAGAAGCTGGACGAGGCTACCATGCCTCACGTTCTGGTTCGTGAGTCTAACGGTACGTGGACGTTCAAGCGCCACACATGGGTAAACAGGGCTGTCGGTGATACCGAGAGTGCTCGTAACCCATCGTTTGAAGGAACTAAGATCAACGACATCTTTGTTTACAACAATCGTCTCGGCATTCTGGCTGATGAAAACATCATCCTGTCTGAAGTGGACAACTACGAAAACTTCTACCGCACGACCACGGCTCAGCTCCTAGACAGCGATCCGATTGATCTGGCTGTTTTGCATAACAATGTGGACATCCTGCATCACGCTGTTGCGTACAACCGTGACCTACTGCTGATGTCAGAGCGTAATCAGTTTCGTTTTACATATCAAAACTACCTAGGGCCTAAAACAGCAAACATTCAGTTTAGCACGGCGTTTAACACGTCAACACGTGTTCGTCCTGTTAGCATGGGTAACTCGATCTACTTTGCGGACGATAGAGAAGATTACCAATTTGCTAAGCTCTATGAGTTCTTTCCTAAAGATAGTGCTACAGTTGATGATGCCGATGAAAGCTCATCTGCCAACCCAGAGCTTATTCCTTCCAACCTTAGATTTATGGCTGGTTCTAACAGAGCAAAAGCTGTCGTTCTCTATTCAAGCGATGTAGCAAACACGCTTTACGTCTACAAGTTCTTTTGGAATGGAGATACAAAGGCGCAGAACGCTTGGGTCAAGTGGGAGTTTCCTGACGTAGTGAAAATCTACTGGGCTGGATTCTCTGGCACATACCTATACATACTCGCTGAGCGGACCTATGGGGTCACTCTTGAGAGAATGCGCCTCGATGAGGACGTGTTCGACACTGATTTGAACTATGAGATCATGCTTGATCGTCGTCACCAGCTTACTGGTGGGCAGATGACGTATGACGCTGTGAACGACCGCACCACCATTACCCTGCCCTACTCGACATCAGGTACGCCTGAGGTAGTCTCGTCGGACATGGCTAACGGGGTGGTTGGTATTCGTCAGCCTGTAACCAAGCTGAACAACTCAGAACTCCGTGTTCCCGGTAATATTACTGGATATACGAACACTGTTGGCCTGCCCTACGTCATGACCCACGAGTTCTCTACCTTGTTTGCACGTCAGCAGAAGGGTGGAGGTGAGGTCGTCATGTTGGATGGTCGTACTCAAATCAGGTATCTCACTGTCGAGTACCACAACACCGCCTACTTCCAGACCAAGATTATCACCCCCGGCAGAGACGACGCAGTGTCCACATTTGTGGGCTTTGTTGTCGGTTCTAACGAGGCTGAACTCGGCAAGCAGCCGTTTGCATCTGGTAAGTACCGCATCCCAGTCATGTCGGAGAACTTGAAGGCTCGCATCATCATCACAAATGACAGCCCGTTCCCGTCAGCGTTTGGCTCTGCGGAGTGGCAAGGCATAATCGCTCCAAAATCAGTTCAAAGAATCTAATGCGATATTTGTACCGTCCTTCAACACAGGACGACATTGCCTACGTTTTACAGAACATGCGGAAAGAGGACCAAGACGAGTGCTGGGCAAGTGGCCTGTCGCCCGACTTGGCCCTCGCCACATCCCACGAAGGTTCTGAAGTCTCTTATGCACTGATTGCGCCTGACACACGTAACCCTGCTGCCATTCTCGGCATAGCTCCATCACCTTTCGGACCACGGTTTGGGGTCATATGGATGCTAGGCACTGATGACATAAGGCGGCACAAGTTTACATTTCTTAGAAACTGTAGGCCCGTTCTATCCGCTCTTTACGAAGAGACGGACAAAGAATGCTTCTACAACTACACCTATTCTAGAAACACACTCCACCATGCGTGGCTCAAGTGGATGGGATTTGTCTTCCTGAGGGAAGCGCCCATGCCTGCTACCAACGAGCCGTTCTACGAGTTTGTTCGCCTAAAAGGATAATCTACATGTGTACACTGATGGCAGGGGTTCAAGCTGTTGGTGCTGTCGCTTCTTATGTCGGACAGCAGCAGGCTACAGATGCGTACAACGCAAATGCTGCCGCTGCACATCGTGACGCAAAGATAGCAGCAGCTAACAAGTATTCTGACCTCCAAAGAAAATACTATTTTGAAAGCAAAGGTACGAACCAAGAGGGCTATAAGGCTGCTCTGAAGGCTCGTAGCGAACAGGGTACTCTGCAAGCCTCTGCTGGCTCGTCTGGCATTGCAGGCGGATCGTATACCCTTGATGCTCTTGAAGCACAGTCTCGACAAATTGCTGCTGAGAACGAATCTCGTGTTCAGGCGAAGCGTGACGACGCTCAGATGGCCCTAATCGGCCAGAGTGAGTCCGTCCGTGCTGAAGCTCAGCAGCGTATCAATTCAATGCCGTTCAAAGAAGGACCTAGCCCACTTGGACTTGCAATCAACCTAGCCGCTTCTGGTATTACTGGTGGTGTGAGAGGTGGTTTCATTGATCCAAAGCTCGGCGGCATCCCCATTGCGTGAGGTATAAATGGCTCTACTGATTAACGACCCCTACGGGGGTGGGCAAGAAGATGTCCGACTGGGTTCTTCAAAAATTACTCCCCGTGAGACCTATGGCGTCTCCGCTGAGGGCATTCGCTCTCAATACTCTGACAAGCTTCGTAGTGTTGACTCTCTGGTATCATCGCTCTCAACGCTGAACACTGCTCTCACTAAGGCTGACGAATCGTCTCAGCAGATTGCAAATGCGCAAGCTAGAGCAACGAAGGACCTAGACGATGTTCGCGCTGATAAACAAACTGGTGGCATCTTTGGCTCCCTGTTTGGCTTTCTGACAGGCGAACGTGGTCCCTCTCCTACCATGCGTATTGCGCTGGATCAGGATCGAGGAACCAGACTGTATGCACAGACACTCAATGCTGACAAAGAATATCAAGAGATCATCTCCAATCCCGGCTTGATGGCTAACCGTGACGAGTTCGTTGCTCGTCTGCGTGGCGTCAATCAGCGATTGTCAGCACAGTTCTTCGAGCAGAACCCTCAGTACACGGAAAGCGTCCGTGGCGGCTGGGCTACCGCTTCGCGTAACACCGAAGAAACTCGTGATGCTCAGGCCATGACGGCCCAGATCAATGAGATCATCGCAGGCAGGCTTGAGTCTGCTGAGCGGAGATCAAACGAGTTCAATTCAGGTGCGGGCTATTGGCGTAGTCGTGCTCACACGATTGCCAAGAAAGTTGGTATCGATCCAGCCGAAGTTTCTCAGTTTATTGCGGTCGAGAACCCTCGTTGGGACCCTAATGCGGTCTCGCCTACAGGTGTGCGTGGTCTGGCTCAGATCACCACTGACCGCTTCAACACGATCAAAGAAAACCTTGCCAAGACCAACCCTGAGTTGGCTGCACGGTTGAAAGACAGAGGTGATGGCGAAAGCTCACTGCTTGCCCTCGCTGTCGAATATCCTCGTCTCAAAAACATTGCTTCAACGATCCTTGGTCGAGAGGCCAAGACGGCTGAAACGTATCTTATCTGGAACCTCGGTGAACGAGGTGCTGCACCCCTGCTCAACGCCATCAAGAACAACAACCTTGATGTGAAGGTGGGCGAGATCGCATTCAACATCAGTGACGTGAACAAGAACGCAGGGCTGTACGGCAGGGACGGTTCACGCACTCTTCGTGAGACCCTCGGCTACATCAATCAGACAATGAAGGATCGTAGCTCCTACCATCAGCCCAGTACGCCTGTGCCTGCCATGAAGGCTGGTGTCATGTTCGATGAGAACACTGGCATCCCGACTGGTAGCACTGTTTACGGGTACAAATGGTCTGACTTCAAGAACAGCGGTGTGATGGGAGGCAGCGGCTTCCTAGACTCTCGTGTTGTTCAGGTGCTGGACCAAGCGTCACAGTTTCTTGGCTACAAGATCATGCCTATGTCTGGCCTCCGCACTGGCGATTATCAGGCTCAGAAGGGCATCAAGTCTGGCGCACACGGTCCTCACACGACTGGCACTGCTCTGGACATCGCAGTCACTGATCCTGAGAAGCAGCTCAAGCTTGCTCGGTTCTTCTCCTCTCTGGGGGTGAAGGGCATTGGTGTCTACGGTGGACACATGCACATCGACCTTGTTGACCGTGAAGCATCGTGGTCCAAGGATGGTGCAAAGGTTTCCACTGAACAGTTGCGACAGGCAATAGCCCAAGGCCGAACGGACATGGCAAACGGCGGTAGCTACCGTCCTGCTGGGTTCAACGGCACTGAACGTGATCCATATCAGTCTGAGATTGCCGAAACGGCTCGCAGAACTGGTCTCACGCTGTCACAGGTTAAGGGCATCTACGCCGAGAACCTTCTTCAGACGGCTCGTGAAGCTGCCAACACTGGTGATTACTCCCGTGGACAGAACATCCTCAGTGATGCTGTGACCAACTACGGTGGCAACTTCACCACTGCCCAGCGTAACTCGATCTACGACACGCAGCGCAACATGAGTGAACAGTCGTTGCGAGCGTATGAGTTTAAGAAGCAGGAGCTGGCTCAGGCTGCTGAACAAGCGTTCCGCACCGAGTACGCACGTGCTCAGGAATCGTTCTCCAAGGGTCAGGCATACTTCCCTGATCAGTCCAAGTTCAACCTTGCGACCCCTGAAGGCCAAGCCGCCTACGGTAAGGCCAAAGCCATTGCTACGTTTGGTACGGCAGTTGTGGACAAGGAGGTCAGCACTGGCAACCTCGGCATCTACAAGAGCAAGTTCAACGACAAGAACTTCATGTCGGAGCTTGGCTTTGGTGATGACAAGGAGCCTACGAAGGAGCAGTTCAGAGAAGCTGCCCTCAAGCGTTTCAGAGGCGAGCTAACGCTCAGCGATTTGAACACGCTTGTGGAAGATTACGATAAGCATCGTACTCAGACGCCGATTGCTCGCGCAAAGGCTGAAGAGATGTCTGCCACTCAGCGAGGTACTCTACAGACCCTCCTGATGATGGATGACAAGTACACGCAGGCCATGAGCAAGCTGTATCAGAGCGCGATGGACCCTCAGACTATTCCGCAGAAGACGGCTATGCACGTCCAGATGCTCCAGAAGCAGTATGAGAACGTGTTCAGCTACTGGTACATGCAGACAATGCAGGAGAATGGTGGGCAACCGCCGTCCGGTAAGCAGCTTCAGGACATCATGAAGATCACGATGGAAACCGTGAAGGGCGATGCTGCGTCTATGTCTCTCATGCTGTTCGCTAACTCTCAGCAGAACATGCGCGAAGGCTTCAATCCGCAGATGTGGGCAGAGCGTCAGGCTTCTATTGGTCAGATGTTTGATCCTACGGTTATCGCACAACGCTACATCGCTCCTGATGCAGCAGTTGAACAAGCTCTCAGGACGCTGCCAGAAGGGTCACGTATGATCCTGACCAGCGAGCAGAGAGACGCAACTGGTAAGGTCGTCCAGCAAGCTGGTCTGCCATCTGTTGATGCAGAGGGTAACTACTCCTTCCTCCTCCCGAACGGGACTAGGGTTCTGTACAACCCCGTGGCTGAAGCACAGGTTGCCTCTCCGCAGGGTGCTAGGGCTCCCTACACTGAAGGTCCTAGGTTTGGTCCTGACACTAAGGGAAGTATTCCCCGTCCTCAGGGTCAGTCCTCTACGCCTCTTCCTCCGATCCCACGTCCAGATATTAGGGACATGAGCCCTGCACAAGGAGCTGCTGAACTCAGAAAGTATAATGAGACAGTTCGCCAAACGCAGCAGGAGGAATCTAGGAGGGTATTTCGCGAGAAGCAAGATGAGCGTATTGAGCAGAGCGTCAACACTCAGTTTGATAAAGACGTTCAGGCTTACGCTCTTAGAATGGTTCAGGAAGAGTTTAAAAACGAGATTCTCTCAGCTAAGCCGAGTGAACTCCCTGCTATTCGTGAACGATTAAAAGACCGTCAGATGCAACTCACGGAGTATTACACAACGGAACTGCGTCCTATCTATGATGCGTTTGTGCAAGCTCGCACAGCGTTGGATAACGCAACCCCTTCTCAGCGTAAAGCTGCAAAGGAAGTGTACCGTAAGGCTCTTGAAGCTTGGAAAGTGTTTAATCAATAATATTAAAGCCCCGGCAGCTAAACACTGCTGGGGCATTCTCTTTAGAAAGGTAATCATGGCTGTAACTATTTTGTATCAGGGGCGAATGGTGACATTCCCTGACCTTGATGACCCTAAGGAGGCATATCGTAGTCTTCAAGGCAATGGAGGCTCTACAGGTGCCTCGGCAGCGGGTCAGACTTCTAACACGTTTAACTCTGCTAGCATTCAGGACGGCATCAAACCGCAGCTTCTTGCCAAGAACTCAGACTGGCTCTCGGCCAGCAAGATTTTATACGAGCGTACACAGGGTACTCAGTGGAAGGGCAGCAACGAACAGCTTGCCGACTGGGGCCTCGACCGTATGGCTCGGTTTAGCTACAACCTCCCCCTCATGGGTGCGGACGCTGTAGCACTCAAGAACGCGCCTGACGACCAAAAGCAGGCGTTCCTGTTCCTCTTAGACAATTTTGACAAGGTCGCCTACTCGTGGGGCGGTGTCGGCAACTTCGTTAAGTACGCCGCTATCGATCCCACCAACTGGGTTGGCCTGTCCACTCTTGGTATCGGCACGGTTGCCGCCAAGGGTGCTCAGCTTACTACCCTGCAAGGGGTCAAGTCTGCTCTCAAGGTTGGCGCTGTGGGCGCACTTGAAGGCGCTGCCTACGGTGGTGCTTCGCAGCGTATCGAGCAGGAAGCTCGTGTCAACGCTGGTGGGCAGACTGAGGTCGATTATGGCAAGGTTGCCACTGGAGCTGCCATTGGCGGCGTGGCTGGTGGCCTTCTCGCTCCTGCCGTCACTGTAGCAGCCAATGCTATCGGACGTAGGGGCGCTAAAGGGGTCCCAGAAGCCCCTCAGGAGGCCGTACAGCCCCAAGTCGCGCCTTTAGGTCCCCAAGTAGCCCCGCCAGTTACTGCCGCTCCTGCGCCTCCGCAGATGCCGACAGAGCAGCTCGGCCTGAACCTTGGCGACATGCTCGATCCTACACAGGCCGCACAGGTCCGCATGGATCGCATGGCCGAACAAGGGAAGAACGTCAGCGACAGCCCATTTGACGGAATGCAGACCCTCCCGTCTGCCCGTGAGGCTTATCAGGAAGTCCGTGAGCCTATGCTCCCGATGTTCATGCCTGAGGACCCCGGTCGAACGGTGAAGCCCTATGTGGACCCGTATGCAGGGGTTGACCCCAATATCCAATATCCGCCCAGCCCGTTCGCTTATGACTTCCCTCGTCAGCGTACAACCAAGGAGCCTGAGCTTCCGTTTGCTCGCAAGCGGTTCGTCGGTCTCACTGGTCCTGAAGGCGGTCTCTATGACGGACAGGGCAACCTGTTCCGTGACAAGAATGGCTTGAACCTCCCAGAGCAGATCAACGCTGCACAGGTTGAGTACAACCGCATCGACGCTATGGGCCGCACTGCCGACGCTTTGGAAGCAGATGGTGACAAGGCTCTCGCTGCTACCATGCGTGAACAGGCGCTAGCCGCTCGCAAGCAGCTTGACGAGATGCGTTATCAGGACGCTCTCCAGCGTGGTGCTGATCAGGCTTTCGAAGCTAACCCTAAGACGCCTGAGATGCGTAAGACGGAAGCAAACATCGAAGCTGCTGCTAAGCCTACCCCTGATGAGCGCATTGGTCAGCCCAATGGCCCCTCCTATGGTGAGCTGCGTCAGCTCCTGAATGATCTTGCATCTGGTACGACTGATGGTGTGTTCAAGAGCCTAGAGCGTTTGCTCAAGGTGTCTGACCCTATGCGCCGCTCCCTGTCCTACCTGTCGCCCAATGAAGCACGTCAGATCACAAAGGATTTGATGAAGGCTGCATACAGCGACAAGGAACGTGAGCTGCTGCACGTGTCAATCATCCGTGCACAGAATGCTGTCGATGAGATCGCACGTAAGTACCGTGAGGACCTCAGGCTCGCACAGGGCGACTTCAAGAAGACAATTGAAGACCGTCTGAAGGAGTTTGAGAAGGTGTTCACGCCTCTGCGTGACATGGCTCGCGAGTCTAGCAGCTTTGCTGGCCGCAATCTTAACCGCTCCAAGCTCAGCAAGTACAAGGCTGAGACCAAAGACGCCAGTGTGGACGCTGTTCTCAAAGAGATGAACATCGATCCTACCAAGGCGACTGAGGAGCAGCGGCTCGATGCCTACCTGAAGTTCCTTGATGACACTGTTGGCGATGCTCAGAAGATTCTCGAAGAGAAAGACACACGTCTTATCGACGCTCGCCGTCGTCTCTTGGATGCTGACGTTGCAAACGACGACGTTATCCGTCTGTGGGACGAGTTGGCAGAGATCAAGAAGGACATTGAGGACGAGCGTCTCGCTGGTCTGACAAACTCACAGTTGCTCAAGGAGCGGCTCAACAACGGTGCAGCCAAAGTAGGTTACTACATGGCGGCTACGGTTCTGAGTCCCAGCTCGGTCACTGTGAACATCATGTCGAACGCCTTCCGTGTCTACACGCGCCCCTTCATGGAGTACCTTGCTCGTGGTCCGCTGGAATACAGCTCGTTCCGTGAGATGACTGCTGCCTATGGCGCTGTCTTCAGAACCTCCAAGGAAGCGTTTTCACTGGCTCGCAAGGGCTTTGAACTAAACAAATCACTGATCACTGGCGCTGAGAATAAGTGGCTGGAACGTCAGGCATCGTCTATCGGTGCTGACAGCTCCACCATGCGCTTTATTGATCGCAACTTCGTGCAGATTTGGCTGCGCCTCCTCGGCTCGACTGACGAGTTCTTCTATAAGGTAGCCTACCAAGGCCACAATGAAGGACGAGCAGTTGCTGCCGCAATCAAGGAAGCGTCTGAGAAGGGTCTAAACGCTACAGAGCGTGAAACTTTGATCAAGACGACCTTGGAGCAGCTCAATTCTAAAATCTACAACTCCCAGATTGACACCTCCGTCATTGGTCAGCTTCGTCAGGCTGGTATGGAGAAGGGTTTGAAGGGTGATGAGCTTCGCCTGTGGGTGAAGAGTGAACTCGATAGCAACCCGACCCTCTACCAGAGAGCATCTGATCAGCAAGGCATCGACTACGTTGATGACCTCCTGTTCCGCAGAGAGTTCTCAGGCGACAACGCAGCCTCCTCGTTTGCCAAGAGCTACGAAGAGATGGTTCGCAAGTTCCCTGCCCTGCGTGTCATTGGTCAGCTCTTCTTCAGAACGCCTGTTCGCGTGTTCGAAGCTGGTATGCGTATGACTCCCGGTATGCAGCTTGCTGCTCCCAAGTACATCGCTGATCTCAAGGGCGAGAATGGTGCACTCAGACAGCTTCGTGCTCAGTCTGAAGCACTGTTTGCCTATGGCTTCGCTACGTCGGTCATGATGGGCTACGCAACTGGCAGCATCACTGGTGACGGTGGCGGCTTGGATTATCGTGAACGTCGTCGCCTTGAGGACTCTGGGTGGAAACCCTACTCCATCAAGGTTGGTGATAGTTACTTTTCGTTCCGCAACCTCGATCCGTTCTCTACTCCGATCAAGATCATGGTCAACGCAATGGAGCGTTTGCAGCGGCTTGAGTACCAACGTGCTCAGGGCGTACTCGCCAGCAAGGAAGACTACAAGTCTGTCCTGCGTGGTGTAGACGTGGCTGTTAGCTCTGTGGCTATGGCTATCCGTGACGCCAACCTGATGGCTGGTGCTGACGAGTTCATCAAGATATTCGAAGCACTGTCTGACCCTGACAAGCACGAGAGAGAACTCTTGTCCTTCTTCAGGTCGAAGGCTGAGCTTACGGTTCCGAATGTGATCCGCAAGAGTATCAAATCGTTTGGCGAAGGCCAAAACGTGCTCAACGAGCCTGCCACTGTGGATCAGGTGATGAGCAATATCCTCAACCCGTCCAGCGATCAGATCAATCATCAGTATGACGCCCTTGGCTACAAGCGAAACCTCCCTACACAGGGGATCGCAGCCTTCATGGGTATCGACATTGCTGACCTAGAAGATCGCACACGTGGCTTGTCTGAGAAGGATCGCTACACCCTGCGTGAGATTGCGAGGATGACGTATGCCACAGGCGCACGGTTCATCCCCAACGCTAAGAGTGCGGAGTTCTACGACGACAAAGACTTACGTCAGATCGCTACTGCTGACGGAACTAGTACAATCTACAATCGGGCAATGGAAGAGTATAACCGAAACATGCCATCGTTTGCTTATCACTTCTTGAAGCAGACTGAGAACATGCCAATGGGAAGACAAGGACGTAAGGGTCCTCGCGTCGAAGAGTTTGAGAAGCTCCAGCAGAAACTGTGGAAGAACGCAGTGGCTACAGTTGCTTCACAGGACCAACAGTCCTTTACGCTTCGCTCCCAGAGGTTCCAGAACCGCTTTGAGGTTCAGTCAGGCATGAGAGAGGTTTCTAATCCGCTATTGCAATAAGGATTTTCAATGGCCTTTTATAACACCTATGTAAATTATAACGGAAACGGGGCAACGACTACGTTCTCCGTGCCGTTTAGCTACTTGGACCAAGACGAGGTCGTTGTAACCTTTGCTGGTCCCGGTAGCTACACCTACGTCTTCACGTCCCCCAACGTCATTACGGTTAGCCCCGCATTGGCGGTGGGGGCATCTGTTCGCATCGAGCGTATCACTGATCTGGCAACTGCCAAGGTCGTGTACTCAAACGGCGCACCTGTTACGGGTGGTCAGCTCAACTCGACCGTCAACCAGCTCCTGTACGGTATGCAGGAAGCTAACGACGTTGCTGGTCGTGCTCTGTCCCCTGATGCTGCTGGTGTCTGGGATGCTGAGAACGCTCGCATCAAGAATCTCGCTACGCCTACACTGGCGACCGATGCTGCCACTAAGGCTTATGTGGACGCTGCTGCTGTCCTTCCCGGTCCTACAGGCGCTACAGGTCCTCAAGGTCCTGTTGGCCCTGCTGGCGCTACTGGTAACACGGGTCCGCAAGGTCCTATTGGGCTTACTGGCCCTCAGGGTCCACAAGGCCCGACTGGTTCGCAAGGTCCACAAGGCACACAAGGCCCACAGGGTCTGCAAGGTCCTGCTGGTTCCACTGGTGCTACAGGTCCGCAAGGGCCTGCTGGTGTCGCTGGTTCTACTGGTCCTGCTGGCCCGACAGGCGCACAGGGCGTAGCTGGTCCTACAGGTCCGTCAGGTGCTGACTTCCAGCCCGACGCTGTTGGCCTGTTCGCTAACCGATCTACGTATAATACGCAGTCTACAGGCTTCTCGTATCTGGCAACGGATCAGGAGCAGCTCTACTTCAAACTCTCTGCTACCTCTGGCGACTGGTCGAACGGCATTACGTTTGGCGTGGGTCCGCAGGGTCCTGCTGGTCCACAAGGGCCTACAGGTCCACAGGGTGCACAGGGTCCACAAGGTTCAACAGGCCCACAGGGGCCGACAGGTGCAACTGGTGCTACGGGTCCGCAGGGGCCTGCTGGTCCACAGGGTGTACAGGGTCCACAGGGTGTTGCTGGTGCTAACGGTGCTAAGGGCAACACGTGGCGTGGTGCTTACTCTGCGGGAACGACCTACGTTATTGATGACGTGGTTGAGTACAACGGCTCGGCTTGGATTGCTATCCTTGGCGGCACTGGTAATGCTCCTCCGACAGCTCCTGCTACGTCTAACACGTATTGGAACCTGTTTGTCTCTGGGACGATCAATTCGTCCGTTGTGGACGTTACTGATACGTTCTCTGGCACGGGTTCGCAGACTGCTTTCACGCTGTCTTTGTCTCCTGCTGTGGCTGATCCCGTCAACGTGTTCATCGATGGCGTCTACCAGCAGTCGAGCAAATACTCGATCTCCGGCAGCACACTGACGTTCACCACTGCTCCCCCGGCTGGCACAAGCAACATTCAGGTTCGCATTCTGTCGATTGCGGGTGTGACTGTTGGCGTTCCTACGAACAGTGTTGGTACGACTAACATACTGAACGGGGCCGTGACTGAAGCGAAGATTGCTGATGGCTCAATTACCACTGCAAAGCTTGCTGCTGGCGCTGTTGACACTGTTGACATTGCTGACAGTGCAGTCACGTCTGCAAAGATTGCTGATGGAACGATTGCTACTGGCGACATTGCGGACGGTGCAATCACCTCGGCAAAGATTGCTGATGCGACCATCACAGGGACTGACATTGCTAACACCACGATTGCTGTTGGTAAGCTGTCAGCCACAGGTACGCCCTCGGCTACTACGTATCTACGTGGTGATAACTCATGGGCCACTCCTGCTGGCGGTACAATCAACGTCCAAACCTTCCCCTCGTCTGGAGTTTGGAACAAGCCTGCTGGCTATAGCGCCTCTTCTCGCGTCCTCATTCAAGCATGGGGAGGCGGCGGTAGCGGTGGCAAAAACAACGGCATGGGTGGCGGCGGTGGCGGCTACAATGAACGCTGGCTTAATCTTTCGCAGATGGGTGCGACGGAAACCATTACCATTGGTGCTGGTGGCGTTGCCCGAACCACGAATGGTAGCGGCAACGTAGGTGGGACAACTTCGATTGGCTCTCTAGTGTATGCCTATGGCGGTGGCGGCGGTGCTGGCGTTGGTACATCTGGTGCGTTCGGTGGTGGCGGTGGTGGGCAGTTGTCCGCTGGCTCAACTGGAATAGGTACTGGTGGTCCTACTTCTCCCGGTAAGCCATTTGTTATGGTTGATTATGATACCAGCGGGATTCGTTATTGTCAGGGTTCAGCAACGGACAGCAATAACGGTCTTTGCGATGCTTTGTTCCACGGTGGAGGCGGTGCGGGCCAGACTGTTGCTCTTGCTGGTAATTCAGTTTGGGGCGGCGGCGGTGGTGGCGGTTGTTTCACATCAACGGCGGCTGGCACTTCCCAATACGCTGGTAACGGCGGTGCTGGTGGCAGCAGTGCAACAAGTGGAACATCAGGAACTGCACCCTCTGGTGGCGGTGGTGGCACTAACACAGGTGCAACATCAGGCGCTGGTGCTGCTGGTCAAGTCATCATTACTGTCTTCCCGGCATAAGGATTTTTCACATGACTATTTGGGCTGTCGTGAACAACGACACTAATATGATTGAAAACGTAGTTGCGTGGAATGTTGACGTTGAGTGGAATGAACCTGAAGGGTTCTACAAGCTCGATATTGAAGGTAAGGAAGTAGGCATTGGGTTCTCATACGACCCATCTACAGGTGAGTTCACTGCTCCCCCGCCTCCTCCTGAACCTGAGCCACAACCCGAACCTACACCAATTTGATTTCTCTGAAGGGGGAGGAGCAATCCTCCCTCTTACCTTTTGGGGGACTTTTTGACTACACAAGTTAAAACAGGAGTCATCGCTGACGGTGCAGGCACTGGCGGTGCTTCTGGCGCTGCAAACTCCAATAACGCTACAGGCGGTGTTGGTGGTCTCGTCTACGTAGAATGGATTGAATAATCATAAGGACTACAAATGCCTTTCACCCTTTCGCAGCGGTCGCTTGACCGCATGAAGGGGGTCCATCCTGACCTGATCAAGGTCGTGGAGCTTGCTATCCAGAAGACTGAAGTCGAGTTCATTGTGACTGAGGGTCTTCGCACTGTTGAGCGTCAGCGTGAGCTGGTTGCTGCTGGTGCTTCCAAAACCATGAACTCGCGACACCTGACTGGTCACGCTGTCGATCTTGCTGCCCTTGTGGGCGGTAAGGTCCGGTGGGACTGGCCGCTCTATGACAAGGCATCCCAAGCCATGAAGGCTGCTGCCTCTGAGCTGGGGGTGTCCATCGTGTGGGGCGGTGATTGGAAAAGCTTCAAGGACGGTCCCCATTTCGAACTCGACCGTAAAATATACCCATAAGGAATAATCATGCTTGCCGCTCTCATTCCTATTCTAGGTCCAATCATCGACAAGCTGGTTGACCGTATCCCTGACCCTGCTGCTCGTGAGCGGGCAAAGCTCGAAGCTGAGGCGTCGTTGCTGACTGCTTCCATCGAACAGATGAAGGGTCAGGTTCAAATCAATACCGAAGAAGCTAAACACGCTTCTATCTTTGTTTCAGGCTGGCGTCCCGCTATCGGCTGGTCGTGTGCCATTGCATTTGGATTTCTATATGTCGTTGCTCCTGTCGCTGTATGGCTGGGAAGCATTTACGGGGTCACTATAACCCTGCCCAAGTTCGACGCTGATGCACTCATGTCCCTCACGTTTGGCATGTTGGGCATTGCAGGCTTCCGTACATTCGAGAAAGTCAAGGGGGTCACAAAATGAGTTCAGACGATCCCCAAGTTAGGATCGCAGTGTTAAACACTGAGTTAGAACATATGCGAAGGGATATGGATGAGGTCAAAGCTGACCTGAAAATCATCCGTGAAACTCTGCAACAGGCCAAAGGAGGGTGGAAGACCCTCATGCTGGTCGCTGGCATCTCATCGACGGTGGGCGCATTCATCGCCAAGTTCACACCGTTCGCAGGATTCTTACCTAAATGAAGAAACGAGCATCTGAGGACATCCTCGGCTCGCTTCACGATGCAGTGGCAAATGACCTCCTCAGGCGAGTTATGTCTGGGGAGGCCAACCCTGCTGAACTGAATGCAGCCATCAAGTTCCTCCAGAACAACGGAATCGAGGCTGTAGCTACTGAAGAGAACCCTCTGGGTAAGCTCGTGGCTGCACTGCCAACATTTGATGACGAAGAAGATCACATACATTGACAAAAGACCCTCTCAAGGAGGACTTTAGGAAGTTTCTATACGTCGTTTGGAAGCACATTGGTCTACCCGACCCTACCCCTATCCAGTATGACATTGCGTACTTCCTTCAACACGGTCCTACAAAGATCGCCATTGAGGCGTTTCGAGGCGTAGGCAAGTCGTTCATCACGTCTGCCTATGTCCTCTGGCGCTTGTATTGCAATCCGCAACTCAAGTTCCTTGTCGTGTCAGCCTCTAAGGCTCGCGCTGACGCTTTCTCGACCTTTACGATGCGTCTCATCCAAGAGATGGACATCCTTGCCTTCCTGAGACCCAGAGATGAGCAGCGACAGTCACGTATCGAGTTCGACGTAGGCCCTGCTACTGCCGACCAAAGCCCCTCAGTGAAGTCTGTGGGTATCACTGGTCAGCTCACTGGTAGCCGTGCCGATGAAATTATCGCTGATGACGTGGAGGTGTTGAACAATGCCGCCACTGCTGACATGCGTGAGAAGCTGATCGAGCGTACTAAGGAGTTCTCGGCCATCCTGAAGCCTCTACCTGAGGCTAGGATCATCTACCTAGGCACTCCGCAGACTGAAGACTCGATCTATAACAAGCTCCCAGAGACGTTTGTCACGCGCATCTGGCCTGCTCTCGTTCCTAATAAGGAAGAAGCTGATAAATATGGTGACAATCTAGCCCCCTACATCAGGAAGATGCTGGGGACCAAGCCTGAAGGGACCACTACGGACCCTCAACGCTTCTCTGACATCGATCTAGCCTCCAGACAGGCAGAATATGGGCGAGCAGGGTTCTCCTTGCAGTTCATGTTGAACACCTCGCTCTCAGATGAGGACCGTTACCCGCTCAAGATACGCGATCTGATCATCATGGACGTGCCAAAAGACAAGGCTCCCATGAAGATCAACTGGCTACCTGACTACAAGCGGGAGCTGAAGGAGCTGCCTAATCTGGCAATGGCTGGAGACAGGTTCTATGCCCCTGCTAGCACTGATGACACGTTCGCAGAGTATACAGGGACCGTCATGTCCATTGACCCTAGTGGTCGAGGAAAGGACGAAACTGGCTACGCTGTGGTCAAGATGCTCAACGGCTATCTCTATGTGACCCGTGCTGGCGGTCTACAAGGCGGCTATGACACCCCTACCCTGCGGCAGCTCGCTCTGATCGCTAAGGAGGAGGGTGTGAACCAGATCATCATCGAAGCCAACTTTGGCGATGGCATGTATCAGGCTCTGTTCGAACCTGTGGTCAATAAGATACACCCCTGCTCCATCGAGGAGGTCAAGCACTCTACCCAGAAGGAGAGGCGTATGATCGACACTCTGGAGCCTGTGATCAGTAGACACAAGATGATCATTGATCGCAAGGTGATCGAGGATGATTACAGGACAGCACAGGCTTACGATGCCGACAATAAGTTCACCAAGACACTGGTCTACCAGATGACACGTGTGAACTATGACCGTGGCGCCCTCAAACATGATGACCGACTGGACGCACTGGCAATAGCTGTGGGCTTCTGGGCCGAGAACATGTCTCAAGATGACGACAGGGGTATCAAGGCTGAGAAGTCTGCTGCTCTGGACAAGGAGCTAGAACGGTTCATGGAACACGCTACAGGCAATAATCGTTACGCTAACGTAGGGGCTTCAAGGCTCCTGACTAGGATTACATCTAATGAACGATACTAACGCATACATTTGGGGCTACCACGCCTCCATTGACATGGCTGGCTGTAATCAAAAGGCCATCACTGATCGACAGACGGTCCTCAACTTCTGCAAGGAGCTGGTGGAGGCTATCGATATGAAGGCTTATGGGGAGCCGCAGCTTGAGCACTTTGCTGAACACGATGCTGGCAAGGCTGGCTTTACGCTGTCCCAGTTAATCGAGACCTCCAACATCTGTGCACACTTTGTGGACGCTACTGGGGAGGTCTATCTGGACATCTTCTCGTGTAAGCCGTTCGACCCTGAGGTCGCTGCTGACGTGGCTGGCCGCTACTTCAGCCCCCAGTACGGGGAGATATTCTTCAGGGAACGAGGTGTTAGCCTGTTGGACACTGTGGACACCGATGTGGCCCATTAGATAGGGTCTAGGAAGCTCTAGGAAGCTCCGTGGCGGCATTTGTTAGCATGGGTGGTACTACCCTAGCCAAAACACATGATGGCCGTCTACGGGCTTCCTATTAGGCCCTAGATTTTGCTACAAAAATCTGAGACCCCAACGCTAAAGACCTTGTTGGCCGATCCCCCATATGGGTGCTCTTGTGCACCAATGTAACACGATGTGAGACAAATGGCCGATTTCTTGTCACGTGCCACGGCACAATGGGCCTAAGATATTGATATTGCTAGGGAATAATCGGATTGCATATGCGATTTGCAGACAAGTGCAACACATTGTGCAACAAAGGTAACATGATCTGCACGTGCAAGGAATGTAACAGGGTTTGATACCTTGCTTGCGTGTCTTGTGCGGTATTTTTTCTTTTCAATATGCGTTACATACGCTGCACACAAAGCTAAACAAGAAAGCTTGCAAGTGACTACCAAGCCACATGGCCCTAGGATCGCATTAGAAGGCCACTGGCAGGCTTTATCGTTCTAAGCTACCTACCTAGCCGACACTTCAATGTTCTACATTCGTTCTCATGTTATCCACAATCATTAGACTAAAGTATAACTTGACAAGCCACTAACTATCACATAACGCGCGCGCCCGTTCATCATACGCC